TCTTGCCATGCTCTCATGTGCCTGTTCGATCATGTCCATCGTGTTCTGAGTATACATGGAAATGAACTGACCAAACTCGTCGGGATTGCGAAACGCCTGATCTAACTGATCTCTGAAATAAGTCCTGTGTCTCTGGAATACCTGACCACCATAGAAATTAGTCTGTAAGACTTTTCCTTTTTTGATTTTATACATATCCACAGCGGTATTATCTTCCAACGGCTGTCGCTGATCGTTTTCCCAATCATCGTCGAGCATCCCAAACTTACGCACATGGTTTCCCCACTGTTGTGTACTTCTTCTTAACCCTTTAAACTTTGCATTGTACGGTCGCACAGAAAAAATAGTCCTGTCTAATACCTGAGAAATGCTGTTCATAATCCTGTCATTCCCGACAAGTAGCGCTGTCTGCGCCTGCGCCACGAACGAACTTGTGTCCGTTGCTTTCATGGTTTCAACACCTGTGGCCTGTTTAACAATATCGTTCAGCACTGCGCTGATCTGTTCAAAAGTTAATGTATTAGCCATTATTTTTACCCTCCTGCAATCCCTCATAGTTTGGTGGATTGATAATACTTGCTATAGCATCTTCCGTTGTAACCTGTTTCGGAACTGCGTTCTGCATCAGATTAACGTTGTTACTCTGTACCGC